CCGATCAAAAAAGCGGGGCTGCGTGTAAGGCATATCATCCCCAAAGTCAAAGCCAAATTTGACGCGCTGATATAGCGCATGCTGAATGTCTTTGGGCATGGTGGCAAAGCCAGCCGTGTACGCAATCTCCATGCGGTCTCCCTCTGATCCAATGGATGGGAAGATCACGCCATCAAGTACCTCATATTCCGTGTCCTCCGTGCGAACTCCGTCAACGGTGACATGTACTGAGGTGATAGAACCCACAGGCCAGTATGGGAGCTCATAAGAGCTTACCCATACTGTGTCTGCGGTTATTGTAGCACTACCAAGTACCACATGGGCATAGCTTAACGCCTCCTCACACGCTGCCTCATAGAGGAAGGTCAAAAGGGTATCATCATCATTTCCATCCACTCGGCAGAAGGATTTGATTGTTTCCAGGTCAATGGCCTGGGGCGTGTAGGCTATGCTTGTGGCCATTGTTAGATAGTTACATCTTGAGCAATTACGAAGGACTCATCACGGAGTACTTTGCAATCCATGAAACGCTCAATGTAGATCTCTGTGATGGAGCTCTTCATCTGAGTGTAAGGGTTGACGATCAATGAAGCACCACCCCAGAATCCAACAGCCAAGTCTGACCAGTTACCGAAGGCAATGCCGTAGGCAGGGCCAGCGTAAGCAGGAGACAAAGTAGTTGAGAAAGCGGTGTATCCGTTTGCGGTCTTGACAGGATCAAGCATGCCCTCAACGAGGAAACGGCCTGAGCCAGCGTCCACTTTGGTCTTCTTCAAAGAAGCCATAACGCCAGGGTTCGTCACATATGCGAGGTTACCCTGCAAAGCGTCAGCCATGGCCAAGGTCTTCTCCATTTCTACCAAGTCATCATAGGTCAAAGCACCAGCAAAAGAAAGCTCTTGAGCAGTACCATTCAAAAGGGTGTACAAACCAGAAGGCTGGTTAGAAGCACCAGTACCGTTCAAGATGGCGTTCTCAAGTCCTTTGTTGAATGACTGGTTCAGCTGTGCAATCATGCGAGCCTGGATGCCCTGGCTGTACTCTTGCTTCAAAAGCTGGTTTGATACAGAAGCGGTGATCACGGCGCGCTTGGGGCTCATGTCTACCGTGCCGAAAGTCAGATCCTGTGCGGTGTCCGTTCCGGTCTCAGTCTGCCAGTTTAGGTCATAGGCTCCGGTCTGCTTAGGGAAAGAGACATTACCTACCAGGTTTTCAAACACAGACACCTGGCCCAACAAAGGAGTAGAAGGATACAGGAAGTCAATGTAACGGCCAGGCTCGGTGAATACCAAGTCACCGCCAGTGGAAGCTCCACCTGTTGCTGTGTTGGTACGCTTGGTCACGAACTCAGGCATGTGGATCGCGTTGTCGGATCCGTCTGATAAGCCTAAGCGGCGGCGTTCTGCAAGACCTTCCTGGTTGATCTCAGCCTCAATGCCTGAGAGTTTACCGTTACGGGCCTCGTTCATGGCCTTAATGATGTTGAACTTTGCAAGGTCACGCTGCTCCGACTTGGAGAGCTTGCCCTGTACTGCGGAAGCGTCTACGAAGTTTGCAGCGCGCTCCTCATTGATTTCGGGGTTTTCCACGATTTCAGGGGTTTGAGTTAATTCAGATTTGACGGCCTCCAAGCTGCGAAGAGCTGCGGAGGTTGTTGGATTTGCTCCTCTCGGAGTTAAAGATATATCAAAGATCTCACCGACCTCTTTGATCACACGAAGAGGTTTGTCGGAACGGACATCAATCCACTCCTCTTTTTTAACGGTGAAGGCCCAGCTGGCCTGATCCACATCTCCACGAGAGACCAATGTGCGGACCTCGTTTCCTGTGGCTGTGTCGGGAAGTTCGAATGCGAAGTACAATCCTTCCTCATTCACTTGAAGATCCAGAGTGCCCTTGCCTTTATTACGGCGAGCCAGAACACGATCATAGTCGTGGTTATAGAGGGCGTGGATGTCATAGTTGTCGAGGTTGTCAAACGCGCTGCGCTCAATGCGCTCGCGAAAACTCCCAAGATCGTACTCCATAAAATTAGCAGCGAACCCGCTTACATTGCGGTTCTCACCGTCACTCGGCAGGGGCAGGCTGCGTGTCTCCTTGTTGTCCATTTGTTACATCATTTTGCTGGGTGTCCATGTGCATGGGCTTGTTGTACTTGTCCGCCTCGGGATCCAGAATGGGATCCAGGCCTTCATCCTTGCGGATGTCGTTTGCACTCAACACACCAATGTTCCAGTAAGATACATTTCGCTGGACCTGTGTCATGATATCGCCACGCATCAAAGCGCGGAGGTCCAGGTTAAACTTGCGAGATCCAGAAAGGAGCTTGTTGGTGAACTCCATCTCGATCATCTCCACAATGGGACGGATGCAATCCGTCACAAACTGTGCATTCTGCGCCTCTATGCTGTTGGCATATCCAGCTCCCTCCAGGTGACCAATCTTGTGAGGAGGTACGCTGTAAAGTCGGCAGATCTCCTCCACGCCAAAGCGCAATGTCTCCAGGAACTGGCTCTCACGGTTAGAGAGTGCCACAGGTTTGTACTCAGCTCCCTCGGTGAGGATGGCTGTGCCTCCAGCGTTGCTGCCTGCATAACGCTCGTCAAACTGCTGACCAATCTGACGGACGCGGTCCGCGTCACGGATGGTACCCTGGATCTGGAGGATTCCTTTTGGCGTGGCACCTCGGCCATAGAATGAGCCCAGGTGTTTAGTCGCTGCCAAGCTCGTGCCCACCGTTTCCTTTGCGTATGCAATAGGGCTGACTCCATTGATTCCGTCAATGGTCCACAGCTTGAGGTGGATGATCTGCTCAGGCAGAAGGCGCATGTTGATACCATTGTTCAGGCGGAGCTGATAGATCAGATCTCCGCTGGTGGTGTCAATGGTCACATAATCATTGTCAATCAGCTCAATACCTGCCAAGCTCGCTCCGTCTCGCATGGGCAGGATGTAGGCATTCCCGCGCAGCAATAGGTTGGTCATCATTGCCTTCCGGAAGTCGTAACTGTTATAGTACTTGTTCGGCTGCTTGCGGACCATGTCATCAATGAGACCAGGAAGCAGGATATTTCCAGCGTCCGTCTCCCGATAAAGTCGGAAGGGCAGAGAGGCAATAGTGTTGGAGATCAGGCTTACACAGGCGTACACCGTGGCCACTTTCGGGGCATTGATGTTGCTGACTGTTTCGCCTGCGGAGGTGGCAGTACCACCCAGCAAGTTGATTAGCCAGGGGCGAGGGCTCTGAACGCCCGAAATACTGCGCACAACGCGCTGAAATAGGT